TGGATCGGGTCTTTGCCTGCTCGTCCTGTACGTCCTCCATGTGCTTCATCTGACGCGGAGACATGGATCGCGTAAACTTGCGGGTGCCCACCATCTGCGTGTCAAACGGAGTACGAGGGGTAGCCCCCGGCATATCCTGACTGAACCCCTCTGGATCGTAGCCAGCGTTCAAGAGCGATATGGTGTCAAGCATCTGGGTACGTGCCGCCGCATCCGCCATCCGCTTCCGCTCCTCCTCCGCCGCCCGCTTCTGGGCTAACCCTTCTAGCCCACCAACGGCCCCACCCAGCACATAGTCTAAAAATCCTCTTCGCGCCATATGTTCCTCTCTGTTGGTTATTCGCCAGTCATAAAGCGTTTGCCGTTGCTGTCGTACAACGACCCATTAGCGCGAAGCGTCAGGAGAACGCCTTGGTAGTTAAACGTTTGCCCAACAGAATAGTTGTTCAAGTTGTTCGGGATCGTATCGAGGTTGATGGGCTGGCTGGTGTAGCTAGTGTTGCCGTCCGCGTTCTTCCCATCACCACTCCCAACACCCTTATCTGCCTTGTCTGGGTCACTCGGCTTATCCTTCTCCTTCTCCTTTTCTGGTTCCTTCTCCTTCTCCTTTTCTTTTTCCTTGGCTGCTGGCTTGAGGCCCACAAAGTCAGCAGGGTTAAGACCCATCGCCCGCAAGGTGGGTTCCCACGAATCTGGGGAAGTCCTGCCCGAGTAGATGTCGCTAATCAGTTGGCTGACCGCAGTCCCTTGACGGAGCGTAAGTTCGCCGGTCTGAACTTTCTCTAGCGCCAAGTTCCTCCGCTTGTCTTCACCAAGCTGGTCCTGCTGAAGTTTCTCCCCAGCCATCCCACTCCGCTTCCGCTCGGCCAACTCCGCCGCTGACTGGCCTTCGCTAGCAAGGTTGCTCCGTCTCCGCTCGCCCAACTCGTCCGTGCTGAGGGCCAACTGGCCCATCTGGTACTCGGACGTCGCCTGATCCCGTGCCTGCTGCAAGTCGAGCGACCGGCCTTCCAACGCTGCCCGTTGCTGCAACTCTGCCGCACGGAGGTTGATGGTAGCCGTGACCTCCTTTGACTTAACATTGGCCTCAAACGTGCCGATGTCCTGCGTTCCGGTGGTCTGGGCAAACTGCTGCATGGTGTTCAAGTACTGGGCGCGATCCCGTGATTCAGCCTCCGCTTGCTGCCCAAGCAACTCGGCATCCAGCGTTCCCAAGGCACGGGCCTGCTGACCCGCCAGATCGCCGTAGCGGCCACCACCAATCGTGGACGCCGACAACCCTCGGGCTGCGAGTTCTTCTTCCAGCTTGCTGCGTTCTGCGCCGTACTTTGCGCCAAGTTCGGCTTGCCGTGCCGCCCGAAGGGCCTCGTAGGACTGCCCCTGAATCTTGGTCGGGCCACTGCCTAACTCTGCCAACCGCGCCTGCAACGCATCCCGCAACTCCTGTGACTGTTTAGACAAGGAGAACTGCCCAGCGCCTTCCGTGGCAGCGGTGTAGGTCGGGATTACGGGTGCCGCTGTTGGGGTCGCCCCGCCTCCTACTGGGGGTGGCGTGTAGGCCACTCGCGGAGGAGTAGCCGCTGTCGCAGGGGTACCGCCACCTGTCGGCGGTGCTGCCGCTGGAGGGGCTGCTGGAGGTGTTGCTGGAGGTGTTACCGGAGGAGTTACCGGAGGAGTACCCGTTGTCCCCGGCGTCCCTCCGCCCGTGGGGGTGGTTTCGTACAGCGGGGGCGGTCCTCCGGGGCCATCGCCAGCAGGGTTAGACACGCCACCCGCAAGACCGCCAAAGGTCCGCAGGAGGTTGGTGGTGCCACTTGCCTGCGCCAACCGCAAGTCGTTGGCAGGGCTGTCATACGCCGCCTTGCCACCATACGGCTGATAGCCTGCGGCTACCATCTCCTCATACGACTTTTTGCGGAGCTTAGGGCCACCCTCGCTTGCTGGCACATAGGCGTAGTTGTACGGAACAGAGTCAACCTTGTTCTCTTTCTTCCACGCCTGTTCTTCGGCATTGGTATCCACATCCCGCTTGGTGTCAAACCGGAGGCTGGCAGGCTGAGAAGCGATGTAGCTCTTGAGTTGCTCAACCGTCTTCCCTGCCTGCTGCGCCAGCGTGGCAAACTCCGCTTCCGAAGTAGGCGTCCCGTATTTACGGAGGAACTGGTACAGCCCTGACCCTTGACCCGGCTCAGAGCTAAGGGTTCCACCAAATCCCGCCGCCCCACTTGGGAGGTTGGCTTGCGTTTGTGCGGCCAACTCTGGGGGAGTCAGCGCAGCATAGCCCGTAGGCATTGCAACGCCAGCCCGTGCTTCTGCGCCCCACACGCCACCCCGCTTCGTCCATGTCACGCCGCTCCCCGATACGAACGTCGAGCCGTTCGGGGCGGTCGGAGGCGGCACCGTACCAGCCTTATACTGTGGCGCGTTTGACACGGGCACTTCAACGTTCGTGTACGTCGCCGTGCCGGTGTCCTTGTCAATCGTCGGCGTTCCGGTAATCCCACCCGTGGCGCTGTATCCCATCGTCGGAGGAGGAGGAGGCGGGGGCGGCGGGGTGCCGCCACTTTCAACAGCCCCACCACCACCACCAGCCCCACCTGACCCTGCGCCACCAGCACCTTCGTCGGCCTGATCCATATCATCGGGTACGGCAAGGGACTGCTGCAACTGCCCAAGCATCGGCGGCATATCCTGCGCCTGACTTTGTGCAGTCGTCTCAGCTCCTCCCGGCAACTGCAACCGCAACAGCTTCCTGAAGGCTTCTGCGTCAGGGACATCAGCCGTATCCCGGATTCCAGTGCGGGGCGTAGGGACAGTGCGCGGGCCTGTGTATTCTTCACGGGGACCACCAGCACCACCGCCCATCCCAACACCAGAACCAGCACCACCCGTTCCACCGCCCATCCCCATTCCGCTACCAGACTCGGATTCAGGACGAGGGGCTGGCCGTGCCACGCCCTGCTTCTGCAAGTCGGCAAACGTGTTCGTTGGCGGAGGGGCTGCTGCCGTCTTTTCGGTCGTAGACCCCGGCGCAAACCCCTTGGTGTAATCGTCGTCGTCGTCCCCACCCATCGGCGCATTGCCAAACAGGTCTTTCTTGGGGCTTGGCAACGAGCCAAACGCGGTGTTGAACGTGGCCATTACATGCCCCCTGTCAAAAGCGCCCGCAGTCTGGCACGGTTGGCGTTCAACTCGTCAAACTGCTGCTTGGTCATCATCGCGTCTTGGTCAAGATTCGCCTGCTGACGAACCCGCAACTTTTGCTGCTCGTCAAACGTCCGAGCATTTTCTTCCCGCTGCAACCGGATTTGTTCGTCGGCAAGGTCGTCTTTCCGTATAGCTTGGACACCACCCGCAACCTTGCCAAGAATATCTTCGTTCTCTTTAATAAACCGAGCGCCACTCCCAATCGCTTGACCAACTTTATAGCTGCTCGGCACCCCACCAGCCATCTGCCCGCCGCCATAAATCACATCGGGGGAAAGACCACCCGGCATGATGGACGTAGCACTGGGGAGTTTGGGGATACCGCCACCCGTAAACATATTGCCAAGCCCGCCCTTGGCCGCTTGGCCTAGCTTGGCACCAGCGTAACCACTGACGCCGCCCTTAATAGCGCCGCCCGTGTTAAACCCCTTGAAGTACCCCTTGCCTTCCGTGTCGCCGCCCAATGCTGCGCCAAGACCAGCGCCGATCAGCGGACCAACACCGGGGATAAACCCTGCGGCAATTGGGGCAATCGTCTTGATGAGCTTCTTGTTGCGGTCGTAAATGCCTGCCAACCCACCACGCTTCCGTGCCATGTCTAGTTCCCCCTTGTACGTTGAGTCCGTTGAGTCCGCGCTACGGCGGCGTTGTCTACCAGATTCGGGTACGGTCGTCCAGCCGCCTTGGCTCGGGCCTTGGCTTGCGCCTTCTGACTGTCAGTCAGTGTGGTCGGCTTGTCCCCTTTCGGGGCAGGCTTCTTCCAGAACGCCACCTTTCGCTTCGATCCCATCATAGCACCTGACTCCACGACCCGCCGGTGAAAATGTACATGAGCAACGTGTCCGTCCCGACATACACACTCCCCTCCGTCGCCGTCACGGGCCGCAACGCCAACGTGCCCGACTGGATATGGATCGACGTATCGGCGTCATGCGCGTTGAAGGCGGCACCCGCGATGTTGTCGTTGGTCCGTACCGTGTTGGCATCGACCGTGCCAGTCCCGTTGAGGACGGGAGAGGCGAAGGTCTTGATGGCGTGAAGTGGAAGGAGGACGGCCATCGGTTACGCCTGTGGCGGGATAGGCCACGCTGGCGGATTAAACGGGTCGATCACCGTGCCCATATAATCCCGCAACTGCTGGCGGTAGGTCGCCCACTCGGCCTTTTTCGCGGTCGCCAGCGGCACATCGGAGAGCTGCGTGTAGTCGCAGGCTTGCAACTCCCCGTCACGGGTCAGCCGCAGACTGCTCAACGTAGATTGCTTGGCCTGCTCTACTTCTTCCACCGACTTGTCCGTCACCACCCACTGCTGCGTCCACACCCCATCCACCAGCACGGCGTCTGCATCCGTACGAACCTGCGTGAGCGGGTTGTACGGAGGAGGCGTGACGAGCTTGAGCTTAGAGACGCCGAACGTTGTCGCCTCTGCTGGGGTCAGTTGACTGGCTCGGACGGTGTTGTTCTCGTCCCACACCGTTGGCTCACCGTTATCAATGACATGACGGAGAAAGGTCGTTCCGCTGGCTTGGACGTATCTCATGCCTTCTCCTTCAATTTAGCGGCCTCTCGGCGCTCAATGGCACGGGCAACCCCTTCCGCATACGCGATGGGGTCGTCGATCTGTGCCAGCAACGCTGCCATAGTTCTTTCTACCTGCGCCATTGTGCCGACAGTATCAGCAAGACGGTTCTCAAGGTTTGTCCGATACTCGCACTCGGGCAGGTCTTTGAGGATGTACTCAAAGTTGATGCGGTCAAAGTCGTAGTGAAAATACTCCACCTCGCGCCCGTAGATCGCGTCCGCGAGGGTGTCGTATTTGTATGAGGGGGGGAGCTGTGAGTAGATCATTGATGTCTGTTGGTTAAATCGGAGAGAAGGCTACGCCATATCCTTGACCAACGGGTAGTGTTGCAGGCTGGGTATATCTTACCCCAAACCCTGCACTACTCCATGGGTATACACTGACAACGGGATTACTAGCGTGAGCAACAGCTAATTCTGTTCCGTTTGGGGAGAAGGCTACGCCACCGGCAACATTAGGGGGCAATATTGCAGGGTCAGCAAACTTTGTTCCAAACCCTGCACTACTCCACGGGTATACACTGACATAAGGGCTGCTGTTCTGGGCAACAGCCAGTGCTGTTCCGTCCGGAGAGAAGGCTACACCATTGCCTTGAAAGGAAGGCGTTGTCGCAGGGTCAGCAAACTTCGTTCCAAAGCCTGACGCACTCCACGGATATGCAGTGACATAAGGGGCATTAAAGTGACCGATAGCTATTTCTGTTCCTGCTGGAGAAAAAGCTACGCCATTCCCTTGCTGAGCAGGCAACGTTGCAGGGTTAGCGAACTTCGTTCCAAACCCTGACCCACTCCACGGATATGCAGTGATAAATGGGGTGGTACTGTGAGTAATAGCCAACTCTGTCCCGGCTGGAGAAAAGGCTGGAGTACGCCCAATACCAGCAGGCAACGTTGCAGGGTTAGCGAACTTTGTTCCAAACCCTGACCCACTCCACGGGTATGCAGTGATAAATGGGGAAATTTCGTGGGCGACAGCCAATGCCGTCCCTGCTGGAGAAAATGCTACGCCATTCCCTTGACCAGTAGGTAGTGTTGCAGGGTTGGTAAACTTCGTTCCAAAGCCTGACGCACTCCACGGATATGCAGTGACATAAGGGCTGGTAGTGTGAGCAACAGCTATTTCTGTTCCTGCTGGCGAAAATGCTACGCCATTGCCGGTACCGGTAGGTAGTGTTGCAGGGTCAGCAAACTTCGTTCCAAAGCCTGACGCACTCCACGGATATGCAGTGATAAATGGGGTGATACCGCTAGCAACAGCCAGAGAGCGCGGCGGGTTTACTGGGGTAGCAAGCCAGCAGAGCCACTTCGTAGCCGCTACTTTTAACGCCGTCAGCACATTGCCAACAGGAACGCTCTGGGTGCCTGTTGTGAGCAGGGTGCTTCGTAGCGTATCGGTCGTGATCGCAACGCTCAACGCCCGTGCCCCAGTTTCGTTCACGAACACCAGCACGGTGCCGATGGTGTAGGCGACGCTGGAGTTTGCGGGGATCGTGAATACCCGTGCCGCCGTATCCGACGCTGGGTGGAATATCTGATACCCTGCGTCCCCAAGGACGAGGGTGTAGTCTACGGATTTTATGAGCTGCGGATAGTTGACAACCGACGCCGAGCTAGTCCCAACGACGGCTTCCCCATTTGCGCGGATATAGCTCACGCAATACACCGTCGTCCCATCGCTTTCGTACACCGCTCGGTCGTTTGCTGCGGTGGTGATATTCGCCGCACTCGGCAAGTTGTTCGTTGTGGCGTTGTGCGTGAGGACCAAGATGCCGTCAAAGATGACCGTGCGGGGGCCACGGGTCAGCGTGACCGCCGTGATCGTTGTCGTGCCCGTGATGTGGACACGGTTGCCCGTGGCGGTGTTCAAGTTGATGGTCGCGGCGGAAGCAATGGATGTGCCAGTGGCCCACTCTTGCGCAGCGGTAAACGTGTTCGCGCCAAGAACCGCATTGCCGCCAGCCGTTAGCCCCGCCGCTGTTCCGGTCAGCCCCGTCCCCGCTCCCGTGAAGGCGTCAGCGCCAATATCAATCGCGCCAAACCCCGACGAGATTGAGCCAGCGTTTAGGGCACCAACGCTGGTCAGACTCGACGCCAACACGTTGCTGGCAAGGGTTGCGCCCGTTAACGCTGACGCATCAGCAACAGCGGTAATCGTAATGTCGGCGCTACCGTTAAACGCTACGCCGTTGATGTTGCGCGAGGTTTGCAACGTCGTTGCGGTGCTGGCGTTGCCCGTTACTGCACCAGTGACGTTACCAGACACACCACCCGTTGCGGTGATAAGCCCCGTGACGCCAAGTGTGCCCGTAACACTCACGTTGCCCGCAACAGTCCCGCCAGCAGACGGCAGATAGGCAATCTCCTCCCACGCTGCGCCCGTATCAAACCACAGCTTGACACTTCCCGTGTCGGTGGTCATCCACTTCCGTCCAGCCGTCCCCGCCGCAGGACGAGCGGCTAACAGCGACGACTGCACATGGATGCCACTGTCGATGTCGTGATCGACGTAGGCACTGCGGGTGGTGTTGTCGTTGCTGAGGACGACCGTTGCGTTGAGTAGGTCGCCATTGACCGGACTGGTAAAGGCGGCAACGCCATGCTGACCGATTGTTTGCGCCACTAGCGCCTCCCAAGGGCAAAAGTTTCTAGCTGGAAACGACCAAAGACAGGAATCGTTTGGCCTGCGTCGATGATAGACACGTCGATGTAATACCCCGTGCCGCTCATCTGCACACGGTAATTGCTGCTATTGGCGCTTCCCCACAGCCCGTATCCCCAGATGCCAGTGCCCCATCTGCTTGAGACAAAGGTGGTCGGCAGCGTATAGGTGTCCGTGGTGGAGTCTGTCACCCACTTGATGATGGTTGACGAAGAACTATCCAGCGATGCCGTGATGTAGCCAAAACGAAGCGACTTTGACAGCGCATCATCTCCGCAGTACATCCGGTGCATCTGGATGGTCATGGTATACGGAGTCCCACCCGTGCCATCAGACAGTTGGTTATCAACGACCACGCCCGTCTCATCGCAGGTTGTGACATACCCATCCTCATCACCCCGAAGCAAGGCAGGCAGTCCATCCGAATCAATGCTATCAAACAAGGTGGTCGTGGCAGGGTCCAAGAACCCAGACTCCCACGGACCAGACCATGCCCGTAGCACGGTGTGATAGACGTACACGCCATACGCGGGCACGTTGATCCACAACTCACGGGTTGCACGGTTAAACGTTGCGCTGATATTTGCCACCTGTGCCGAGGTCAGATTCCGAATGACTGGCAAGAGGGGGTCAGGCGTTTCTACCGTACCGACTGCCGACACTTCTGATTCGTTGCAGGAGTACAGCCCCCGCTCAGACACGAAGAACCCCAGATTGCCAATGCTGACAATGGATCGTGGAGCAATGGTGCCAACGTCTGCGGTCAAACCTTGCGGGGCGACGGTGATGTCGTCCTGCCCGTAGCCTGTCAAACGGCTAATGCCGCGACGATGGAAGATCAACAGCGAGGTGTTGATTGACGCAAGCCCGACAACCGTTTCATCGGAGAAGGTGCGGACGATGATCTGCCCACCACCCGCTGACCCGTTGGCAAACGTGTCGCCGTTGTTCAGCGCCGAATAGAAAATAGAATCGGGGAACGTTGCATTGCCGCATCCCCACAGCCGCTGGTTATGGACCGCAAGATTGGTGACCGCAAGCGTCCCAACAATGTTGGTCGTCAGCGCGGTGCCGTTCCACACGTTGAGGAGGCCACCGTCAGCAATGTAGACCACATCTGCCGTGGCATCACGGAATTGCACAAAGGACGGAGTGACCGTCGTAGACAACGCGCCAGCTTGAGCGGTCCATGTCCACGGGTAGGTAGACAAATAGGTGGACGTATGCAGCAGCCCGTTGCAGACAATCATCAACTCTTGCGTCCCACCATCCTTCCGCCATGTGTATCCATTCAGGATACTGGCCGCAGCAATGGGAGAGGCGGTCGTCCGCTTCGTCCCACCCCGCTTCGTGACGGCCCCATAGTCTGTCAGCCGCGCATTGTCCGCCCTCCGCATCTGGTTGGGCAGCACGCTCGCATCATCCGACACGCTATTCAGCCCCCCATCAAACTTGGGCTGCTGGTCTACGACCTTCTCACGGCCTGCCATTAACCGCCACTCCAGTCATACTTCACATCTGGATAGGCCATCATCGTCGGGTTGATCGTCATGCGACGAATGTCGTCGAGGAGCGACTTGCGGTCATCGTCGGCCATCGCCTTCAGGTTGGCTGCTGCCGCCGCTTCCGTGCCACCCTTGAGGAGGAGGAGAGCAGCCGCCTGCCACACCAACACCAGATGCGCGTTGGCAGGATAGTCAATGATACTGGCGTCACCTACCAGATCAGCAATAGCCGTGGGCTTGTAGTTCACGCCGACATACAACCCCAGCGCCGATGCCACGGGCAACGCCTGTACCGCCTGCCCCGCGATGTAATACAGGCGGGGGTAGGTCGGCAGGTAGTTGCTCGTCGTCGCTAGCGGCACATCTTGATACCGTGTCTGCCCGTACAGCACGTTGCCGTCGCTGACGGACAGCATACGGTAGAAGTTCTGCTGCGTATCGCCAGACCCGCTATCCAGCGTGGTAAACGCAAACTGGCCGTTGACATCCGTGCTGACCTGACGAATCGCAAACCGATAGTATGGCGCAGCGTTCAGGATGTTGGACCACTCGCTGTCAAAGACGTTGTTCAGCACCAGCTTAATCGTGGCGTCTGACCACCGTGTCGAGCCAACCGCATCCATGTATTCGCGGGTGTCCAGTACCAACTGACCGAGGGTGACCGTTGCCATTGTTCTCCTTAGCTGACTTTACGAGGGCGTCCACGGCCACGGCGCATGGTAGACGGATCGGCACTATCCAGCACTTCTCCAATGGCGCTGTCCATCGCCGCAGACATCATCCCCGTGTTGTAGTTCTCCACGGAGTCGGTCAACCGCTGGATGTCTTCTCGCGGGAAGGTGCGAATCATATTGCTTAAATATGACGGGGCTTCGTCGGGGCTACATCCCAGCGGCAGATAGCCAATGATGTCATAGGCCATTCGTGCGTCGTAGCTCTCGCGCTGCACCCACTCCCATCGGCGGTCATCGGGTTGCCACTCCATGCACACAGACCATGTAGGCACTCCTGTGTCCATCAGCCGCAACTTCAGTCCGCTATGCACCTCCCGAAGCCGCCGCTGAATCTCAGGCGACGGCTCGGGGATGCCCGCAGGATTCACCAGAATCACGGGCTTGTTCATGCTACTCTTGCACCAGCAGTTCGATGTTGACCGTGATGTCGTCGGGCTGCGCTGAGACAGCACCCACGGTCACCATCGCCACCCGAAGGCTGTCCGCCGTGGTCAGCGTCCGCTGGGCGTCCGTGGTCGAGGTCAGGAACACAAACTGCAACGGCGTGTCTGCCGTCTTGGTGTTAACGTCCAGACCAGACGTAAGAGCCACCGCCGTTGCGCCCGTCATCTTGAACAGCGTGACGACGCACGATGTGGCGGCGGTCGGGTACGTCCCAGCACACAGGGTCGCCCGATTGACATACGCCTTGGCAGGGAACCCGCCAATGTTGTGGTTGTCCGTGCCAGCCGCCAGTGTGCCCGTGTTCAAGCGGCCACTGTTGAGCGGGACAGGCAGCGTCCCAAGGCGACCCGGCTTTGGAGCAAAAAAGTTATACGCCATCTGAAGTCTCCAAGTTGATCCCAATGGGGGGTAGCAGCCGAAGTGCTACCACCCCCCACCGCGACTTTAGATGTGGCTGTAACGAGCCGTGTCCGTGTACCCCGTGATGCTGCCATGCGCGTTACGCGCCAAGCAAGCAAGGTTACCGTACCAGCCATACGTCGTTTCAAACGCATCGCGGCCCGACAACCAACGCCACGGACCCGCGCCCTCGAACTCCACGAAGCCCCAATCCTTCGCATCCACCCACGACAGGGACGGGATGTGCAGGAGGTAGATCGTGCCAGCCGGGACGTAGTAGTCCGTCACGCACGGGATCCCACAGATTTCAATGGCCTTGTAGCCACCCTTGATCGTGGTGCCGAACTCGCCAGCAGTGAAGCGACGCTGGGCGACCATCGACTCCATGAGCTTCTTCGCCAGACCGGGGGTGGTCATAAGGAGGAAGTCCTTGGGCTTCACATTGGCATCCTTGCCAGAACGACCAGCGATCTTCTGGATCAAGTCCCAGATGTCCGATTCGGTCGGCTGCGTGGCATCAGGCGTGTCCGTGCCCGCGACCATGCGGGTGGCATCCCAAATGCTGTA